CAGCAATTGCAATCGCCAAAGTAAGCTCCGCTGGCTGGTGGGTGAAAGAAATTATCGCTGGAAGATGGGACACGCGCGAGACATCCCTACGCATCCTGAGAGCAGCGAAGACCCACAACGTGCGGATAGTCGGGATAGAAAAAGGCTCCTTGCGTAACGCGGTGATGCCCTACCTGACGGAGCAGATGCAGCGGCTAAACTTCTTTCCGCGCGTGCAGGATGTGACGCACGGCAACCAACAAAAGACTGAGCGTATCGTTTGGTCTTTGCAAGGACGGATGGAGCACGGGAGGATTTCTCTTCCGTCTGAGGACAGCCAATGGAAGGCAGAGTTCTTGGACGAGTTGAGAAACTTCCCCTCCAAGCAGGTTCACGATGACATGCTGGACGCCCTGAGTTACATTGACCAAGTGCAGACTGTGAGTTTCAGTGAATACGAAGACACCAGTGAGTACAAGCCGTACGACACCGTTACAGGATACTAATGGCCACTAAACCCACCCTAGACCTCGAAGCTCTGCGTCCGATGATCATCGAGTCCGAAAAGGACGAGGTGAAGTCGGAAGCAACGACACCGGACGAGAAGGCCGTTGAATGGCTAAGTACCCACCTGACCAAGTGGCGCACGAATCGCGATACCAACTACAAAGAGAAGTGGGAAGAGTATGACCGGCTGTGGCGCGGCCAGTGGTCAGCGGTAGACAAGGATCGCCAATCCGAGCGCAGCAAGTTCATCAGCCCTGCCATCGCGCAGGCCGTCGAATCCGCAGTCGCGGAACTGGAGGAAGTCTCCTTCGGACGAGGAAAGGCGTTCGTCCTTGAGAACGCCGACGAATCGCTTACCGATGAGTCTGTCGTCCGTATGGAGACGCAGCTTGACGATGACCTCCGTCGCGTACACGCACGGGTAGCCATGAGTGCTGCGGCTACCAACGCAGCCGTCTACGGTACGGGTATCCTTGAGATCCAGAAGACCAGCTACATCATCCGTACCCCAGCCGTACGCCCGGACAGCGTGGATCCGTTGGCCAAGGTTTCATATGGAACAATGGACGAAGATCGCGAGATGTTCCTGTGGCATCCGGTCCAGCCTTACAACTTCCTGATTGATCCTGAGGCGTCTTCGATTGAGGACGCTCTTGGCGTTGCCATTGAGGAGCGAGTCTCCCGTCACATCGTTGAGATGGGCATTGAGAATGGTACCTACCGGGACGTGGAGATTGAGGACGGAGCGCCTCTTTCGTCCATCGATGACAAGGACAAGACCCTCAGTACTCAAGAAGGTGGCCAACCCGTCAAGCTTACGCGGTACTACGGCCTGATGCCCCGTGAGTATGTCTTCCCCTCCGAGGAAACGGAGACGCTAGTAGACAGCGACGAGGAAGAAGAGGACTACATTGAGGTGTGTTGCATCCTGCTCAATGACCGCCACATCCTGAAACTTGAAGAAACCACGTACATGATGAAGGAACGTCCCGTGGTGGCGTTCCAGTGGGACATTGTGCCCAACCGTTTCTGGGGTCGCGGGATCGTCGAGAAGGGCTACAACAGCCAGAAAGCCCACGACGCGATCTTAAGAGCGCGGTTTGACAGCCTTGCGCTGACGGTCCACCCCATGATTGGCGTGGATTCGAGCCGCATGCCTCGTGGTTTCAAGCTTGTTGTGTCTCCGGGACGTACCATTCCCTGCAATGGACGTCCGTCTGAGATCTTTGAACCCTTCAAGATCGGGCAGGTTGACCAAAATCTGTACCAAGAAGCCCCGATCCTTGAGAAAATGGTGTTCCAAGCTACCGGCGCTGCTGATATGAGCGGTGTTGGAGCGGCAGTAAGTGGTGAAGCCAAGGCTGGGGCCGTCTCGATGGCCCTCAGCGCGGTCATCAAGCGCTTCAAGCGCACGCTTATGAACTTCCATGAGCAACTTTTCACCCCAGCGCTGCGAAAAACCCTGCATATGTACATGCAGTACAGTCCGGACATCTATCCACCCTCTGCGGTGGAGGTTCGGCCCGCTTCCAGCATGGGTGTTATCGCTCGGGAGTACGAACAACAGCAACTTATCAGCCTGTTGCAGACCATGCAGCCCGATTCGCCTGCGTATGCGGCGATTCTCACGGGTATCGTTGACAATTCCAACCTACCCAACCGTGCGCAGATCAATCAGCAGATTCTCCAAGCCTCTGCTCCCAATCCAGAGCAGGCTCAGCAGCAGCAAGTGATGCATCAGCTTGCAATCCGCAAGGAGATGGCGCTGATTGCTGAGATCGAGTCCCGTGCGGGCCTCAACATTGCTCGTACTGAGTACGAAAAGCAATACAAGCCGCAGATCGAGATGGTCAATGCGATGGCCGAAGCCCGTCCGGACCAAGAAGGTGATCGCGACTTCGATAAGCTGGTGAGCATCGCTGAGCTTGCAATCAAGGAGAAGGACATTGACTCCAATGAGCGCATCACAGCTATGCAGACTCTCTCGAAGGAGAGCACTGACCGTAGTGCACAGGAAGTTACTAGGCTGAAAGAAGAAATTTCGGCGCTTCGCGCAGAGATGTCGGCTTCCTCCAAGAAGAAGCGCAAGTCGCGGCGTGAACCTGATGGCTCAATCATTACTGAACTGGTAGATTAAGGAGAAGCTATGGCTGTCAATTACGCAGCGGGTGTAAAGACCACACGGATGCAAGCCGTTCGGGATGCTATTGACGCAGGACCGGGAGCGGGTACATTGGAGATCTGTACGGCGGCTTACGCCTCGATCCTCATCACATTTACGTTGTCGGATCCGGCCTCAACGGTATCTGGTGACACACTGACCTTGAGTGGTCTGCCTAAGACGGCTAACGCGGGTAACGCTGGAACGGCGGCTATCGCGCGGGTCAAGGATAGTACGGGTACGGTGGTTGCGCAGGGCTTGACGGTGGGTACGTCGGGCACGGACCTCATCATCTCCAATACCACGATCACGAACGGTGCCTCGTATTCGCTGACCGCTGGTACCATCGTGCATAGTGCGTAACTATGGCTATCACGACACGAGATGGATGGTTCGCGGCTGCAAAGCAACGGGTCATCTGGAACAAGACAACGACGCGGACTACTGTAGCCGCTGGTTGGTTCAGTATGTTCGACATTGCGGGCAGCCCCGGTGCTGGTACGCTGGCTGGTGTTAGCACGACTACGGGTACGGTACCTACGGATGCGACGGCAGGCTGTCCTACGATTGATGCGTTCGGTGGTGGTGCTACGGGCTACCTCGGTGCTGTAAGAGCGTCCAACACCCTAGCCGGTACGCGGATCCGCGTGTTTGATTTGCTGTGGAAGGGTGGTGCCTACTCCTTTAACGCGAACACGAGCGGCAATACGCCGACTTCGTTCTTGTCGCGGATTCCGGGTGGGGCTGCTATTAACACGGCAGGCGTTACGGAAATCTGGGTAGAGACTGTCACGGCAGCTACGGGTAACCAAACGTGGAACGTGACGTACAACGACGAAGGTGGTGCGTCTAGCTCGACGGGTGCGGTCGGTATCGGCGCTGCTCCTAGTGTGGGCCGCTGTTGGCAACTGCCGCTGGCGGCTGGTGACCGTGGCTGTTCGGGTGTCACCGGGGTAGTTGGTGGTACGGGTTCGGCAGGCACGGCTAACATTCTGGTGCTGCGTCCGTTGGCTGATCTGTATATCCCGGCTATCGGACAGGTGGATGTGCAGGATATTCTGCGCACGGGTATGCCACAGGTGACTACTGACCTTGCTCTGTTTGCGTTGATTAACGTAGCTTCTGGAACGTCGTCGGGTACACCGGATCTGAGTGTTGATATCGTCAATGGGTAAGGAGGCATCATGGCCTCGTTACTCTACGAGCAAGAACCACAAGGGCAGGTAAACGATAACGGAGCACAGAGTCGGGACGGGGAACGCTGGCTTCTAAGTAACGAGTCGTTCTTTGATGCGTTCGTACTGGGGGCTGAGACTCCGGCAATACAACTAACAGCAACCGAACAAAGCGATACTGCTGCGTTCACGAGTACCGCGAATGCAACAGTAGCGGCAACTGAAGGTGCGGATACTGCGTCGTTCGCAGCACAGTCGGACGAGACTCCAATCTCGCTGGCTGCAACGGAACAGGCTGATACCGCGTCGTTCAGCGTAGCAGTTGGGCTAGCACTAGCAGTTACGGAAGCAGCAGACGTAGCGTCGTTCATCAGTACGGTTAACGCGCTACTGTCGGTGACGGAAGCAGGCGATACGGCTACGTTCCGTACCGACGTCAACGCATCGTTGGCGAGTACGGAAGCAGCGGACACAGCCAGCATGACGGTGATGGTTACCGCTGCATTGGCAGTGACCGAGGATGCCGACGTAGCTGCGTTCGCTGCGCAGGAAGATGGTTCAGTTGCGCTAGCCGCAACGGAAGATGGAGACACGGCAAATGGAGGAGTGGGACCAGCAGCAGTATCGGGAGGAGGAGGAGGCTCGGTTGTCCGCTTCTCGTCGCCGGGTTCTGCGTACATTAACTGGCACAAGAGCAAGGTCAGAAAAGCTAGAGCAAAGATACAAGAGGCAAAAGATGATCCTCTTCTTGCTCAAAAACGTGAGTTCCAGCAAGCCCTAGCCGAGGCATATGTAGCACTAGCCCAGCTAGTATCGCTGGTAGAAGCCAACAAGAAGGCACAGTATGAGCGGGAACTTGAGGAGTTAAAGCAACAAGCACTACAACTGGAACGTGAAAGCCAAGCCCTGCTGGAGAAGCAACGCCTCGAAGCCGAGGAAGAGGAACTCCTAGCAGCTAACCTATGGTGACCCATGAGCAGACTCAAAGACAAAGATTTGGATGATTGGTATCAGCGTAGATTTGATTTGACGGCAGGACAAGGGTGGGAGGATCTCACCACACAGGTCAACGAAATGCGCACGGGATACGCAAATGTGCGCAGCGTGAAGTCTGCGGAAGAACTAGCATTTCGTCAAGGCCAGCTTGATATCCTTGACTGGATTGCAAGCATGCCCCACATCTACCGCGAAGCATACGACATGATGCTCGTGCAAGAGGCGGAGGATGCAGATGAGAGTATTTGATTTTGAATGTCCTAACGGGCATCGGCACGAACACTTCGTCACTAATGGTACAACCGAAGTAGAGTGTACGACCTGCGGACAAAAGGCTGCAAAGATCATTGGCACCCCCGCCATTAAGCTCGAAGGATGGAGCGGAAGCTTCCCCGGAGCAGCAATGAAATGGGAACGGGACCATGAGCGGCGTGGCAAAACTAAAGCCCCTGTATAGGAGAAGCGATAATGAGTGCGACCATTGTTGAGAAGCAAGACCTTGTAGAAGACGCTGACGATCTCGATACGAAAGATAGCATCGAGGCAACCGATAAAGCGCCTGCGGCCCCGAAGGAAGAGGACGAGATCCCGGAGAAGTACCGTGGTAAGTCCACGGCTGAAATCGTGCGCATGCACGCAGAAGCCGAAAAGCTTTTGGGTAAACAGGGTCAGGAACTTGGTGAGCTTCGCCGCGCTGCGGACGAGTACATCAAGCGCACGCTCAAAGGTGACAATCCGCAACCGAACAACCCGGAAGAAAAGGTTGAAGAGGTAGACTTTTTTGCAGACCCGCAGAAAGCGGTGAAGACTATGATCGAGCGCGATCCTCGGATCAAGAACGCAGCGGAAGCTGCGGAACAGTTCCGTAGGGAAACCGCCCTCCGTACTCTTATGCAAAAGCATCCCGACGCACTGGAAGTGGCGCAATCTGAGGACTTCCAGAAGTGGGTGGGTGAATCGCGTACCCGCGTTAAGCTGTATGCTCAAGCGGATCAGCAGTTCGACTATGACGCAGCAGAGGAGCTTATCGGCACCTTCAAGCTGGTCAAGGGAACAGCGCCCTCCAAGGCGGCTGAGCCGGTGAAGGCAAACAAGAACGACGGCAAAGTGGTTCCGCGCCCTGTGTCTGGTGGCGACAGTGCTCCTCCGAGCGCTGCTAAGATCTACCGACGCGCCGACATTATCAAACTTCGTCAAACAGACCCGAAGCGTTACTTCGATATGGCCGAAGAGATTGAACTGGCCTACCGAGAGCATAGGGTCAAATAACCTGTAAAGGAGCTTTAATATGGCCGCATGGGATGGTGCAAATAGTCAAGGTAAGACCCAACTTGACACCTTCGTTCCGGAACTCTGGAGCGACGAAATCATTGCCTCGTATCAAAAGACGCTGGTAATGGCGGGTCTTGTGAAGAAGATGTCTATGAAAGGCAAGAAGGGCGATAAGATCAATATCCCGACGCCCTCTCGCGGTAACGCCACGG